TAGACTATGGCATCATTAATTTCTCCAGGCGTTTCAGTTAGCATCATCGACGAAAGCCAATATACACCGACCCAAGCTGGGTCAATTCCTTTTGTGTTGTTAGCTACTGCACAAAATAAAACAACACCTAGCGGCACAGTCGCAACAGGTACAACATTAGCTAATGCAGAACAAATTCTTACAGTTACAAGTCAACGTGATTTAGTAAACCAATTTGGTACACCGACATTTCAATTGGATGCTTCAGGTAATCCAATTAATGCAAGTGAATTAAACGAATATGGTTTATTGGCTGCTTATAGTGCATTAGGTGTAACTAATCAATTGTATGTACAACGTGCTAATATTGATTTAGATTCATTAGTTGGTACAAGTATTCGTCCAACAGGAACACCTGCAGATGGTACATTCTGGTTAGATTTAAATAACACATCATGGGGTATCTATGAATGGGATTCAACAGGATTTAATTTACAATCTCCATTGGTTATTACTAACACTGCATTATTAAGTAGTGGCGTTCCATTAACATCAGTTGGTTCTATTGGACAATATGCTGTAGTTGCAACAAGCACCAGCAATCCAATATACTACAAAGGCTATAACAACAATTGGGTATTAGTAGGTACAGATTCATGGAAATCAGTAACACCAACAGTGGTTGGTCAAATTTCTAATCCAGGTAACTTAAGTACAAGTCAGTACTTAGTTATCAATAGCGCAAACGTACAATTAACAGCTGGTGCTAACGTTGCTGGAGCTGCAAGCTCAATTAACAGTGCTGCGATTGCTGGTGTTAGCGCAGCAGTTAATTCAGTTGGTCAACTTGAAATTTATGCTAATAGTGCTTCTAAGAGTAATGGTGTAACAGCCGACGGTAAATTGTCTATTGCTCCAGGAACATCAATTGGTCATGCAGATGCTGCAATTCCGTTAGGATTATTACAAAGCCAAGCTACTGTTGTTGGTAATACATACGTTTATTATGGTCCGACTATCCAATTTAGTCAATACACAAACCCACCTGCATGGTTGTCAACAGATACAACTCCTCGTCCATATGGTTCTGTATGGTTTAAAACATCGGCAGTTGGTAACGGTGCTAACTGGGCTATTAAAGAGTACAGTGCTTCTTTAAATACATGGTCATTATTGGCTGCCCCATTCTTTGACAGCGATAGCGATGCAATTTATGGTTTAGATCCAGCAGGCGGTGGTGCAGGTCTTGCAGTAGGTACAACCTATGTACAATATGACACATTAAATACAGTTGATACACAATTCCCAGTAGGTGGCACATTCAAACCATTTATTAAAAATGTAAACGGAGTATTAGTTGTTTCTGGTACAGCTCCAGGTGGTTCACCATTTGCATTCCGTACAGGTGATTCATTTGGAATGAGTGTTTCTGTACCAGGTACAGCAAGCCCATCTCAAGCAACTATTACAATTGGTGGATCAGGAAATGCTAACCCATCATCAACATTTGTTTCAGCAGTGTTAGCGGCTAATTTACCTAATATTTCAGCATCAGTTGATCCAACAACAGGTATTATTAGTATTGTGCATGGTGCTGGTGGTACTATCCAATTTACTGTATTAACAGGTACACCTTTAACTACAGCAGGTTTATTAAGTGATTCAAATGTACAAACTATTGTATCAGGTAGTGTATATCTAGCAAGTCCATTTACACCATTAACTTATACATATTCAACAAGTGCGCCGTCAAGCAATCCAGCTGATGGTACATTATGGTACTATAGCAATCCACTTGATGTTGATATTATGATTAATACTGGTAGTGGTTGGGCTGGTTATCAAACCGTAGCAAGTGACTCGCGTGGATACAATTTACAAAATACAGATGCAACTGGTGTTATTTTAAGTGCAACACACCCAACTACACAAGTTAGTGGTGCAGCATTAGTAAGTGGCGATTTATGGTTAAATACCAGCAATTTAGAAAATTATCCAGTTATTAGTCGTTATAATGCAACAACATCATCATGGACATTGATTAATAACACTGATGATATCAGTTCAAACGGTATTGTATTTGCAGATGCTCGTTGGGCTACTAACGGCAATACTAACCCAATTACAGCTACTTTACCAACAACTGTGAGTTTATTAACCAGCAGTTATACTGACCCTGATTGCCCTTCACATCAATTATATGCTCGCGGTACATTATTATTCAATACACGTCGTAGCGGTTACAATATTAAACGCTTTGAAAGTCAATGGTTTGCAACTGCAACTAATCCACCAGCAGAATTAGGTGCATGGGTTACACACAGTGGTGATGATCCAACAACAGGTATTCCGTACTTTGGTCATAAAGCACAACGTAATTCTATTGTTCAAGCAATGAAATCAGCTATTGCTTCAAGCACAAAACTACGTGAAGAACAAACAGCATTTAACTTAATCTGTGCTCCAGGATACCCAGAACTTATCCAAGACATGGTTACTTTAAATGATGATCGTTTAGATACTGCATTTATTATTGGCGATAGCCCATTAACATTAAGCAGTGATTCTACAGCATTAACAAATTGGGCTACTAACGCTGCTCTTGCTGTAGATAACGGTACTAATGGCCTAGTAACATATAGCGATTATCTAGCTGTTTATTATCCAAGTGGGTTGGCTACTAACTTGGATGGTAGCAGTGTAGTTGTTCCTGCAAGTCATATGATGTTACGTGCAATTATCCGCAGTGACAATGTTGCTTATCCATGGTTTGCACCAGCTGGTGTACGTCGTGGACTAATTGATAACGTAAGTTCAATTGGTTATGTTGATATTACAAATAATAATAACTTTGTAAGTATTGGGGTAACTAACGGTCTACGTGATGTATTATATGCTAACGAAGTTAACCCAATTACAGTACTTCCTGGTGTTGGTTTAGTGGCATATGGTCAAAAAACACGTGCATCAACAGCTTCAGCAATGGATCGTATTAACGTAGCTCGTCTAGTATGTTACTTACGTACAGTTCTAGCTCAAGTTGCTGCTCCATACATTTTTGAACCGAACGATACGATTACTCGTAACCAGGTGCAAGCGGCATTTAATGCAGTATTAAATGATGTTGTTGCTAAACGTGGTATCTATGATTTCTTAGTAGTGTGTGATACAACAAACAACACACCAACAACAATAGATGCTAATGAATTGCATGTTGATATTGCAATACAACCAGTTAAAGCAATTGAGTTTATTTACATTCCAGTGCGTTTGCTTAACACAGGTGCAGCTTTAACAATAGCATAATATACGCAGTTAATGGGAGGATAACTCCTCCCATTATCTAGCAATAAAAAAGGTAAATACATAAAAGGATATAGATATGCCAACCGCAACACTAACTAACTTCACAGTACCGCTTTCAACAAACCAAAGCGCAAGTACTCAAGGTTTGTTAATGCCAAAATTAAAGTTCCGCTTCCGCGTGACTTTTCTAAACTTTGGTGTTACACAACCGACAACAGAACTTACTAAACAGGTTATGGATTTCAAACGTCCACAATTAAGTTTTGAAGAAATTATGATCCCTGTATACAATAGTAAAGTATACCTAGCAGGTAAACCTACGTGGGAAGCTGTTACATGTCAATTACGTGATGATGCAGGTGGGAATGTTTCTAAACTTGTTGGTGAACAAATGCAGAAACAATTTGACTTTATGGAACAAGCATCAGCAAGTTCTGGTATTGATTACAAGTTTGTTACTATATTTGAAACTCTTGATGGTGGTAACGGTTCAAGCACACCGAACGTTCTTGAAACTTGGGAATTGGATGGATGCTACTTGTCAACAGCTGATTATGGCGATGCTAACTATGCTACTAATGAGCCAATGACAATTACATTAACTATGCGTTATGATAATGCTGTACAAACACCAGTTGGTAGTGGCATTGGTAGTACTGTAACAAGAACATTGGGTTCAGTAATTACTGGTTAATTCAGACGAAAACTCACAAAAAGCCCAGTTAATTCTGGGCTTTTTTTTTCGATAAATAATATAAAATGGATTGATTAGATGGCTAATATATTAAATTCTATATTTCAAGGACTGACAGCTGAACCTGAATTAAGGGACTATCAACATGCTGCCCGTACCTTTGTTGATAGTAATTATAGACTTAGCCCAAAGTTACAGAATTTATTTCATATCAGTATCCAGTTAAATACATTTGCTACTAGAGACCCACAAAATCCTAACAGTCCTATTGAATTAGGATTGTTAGCAAAGACAGCAACACTGCCAAAATTTACTATTCAGAATAAAGTTCTTAATTCTTACAATAGAAAAAATGTTGTACAAGAAAAAGTTAATTATGATCCAATAACAATAACATTCCATGATGATAGCGCAGATGTTGTTCGAAATTTCTGGCAAAATTATTATTATTATTATTTTAGAGACAGTGATCATTCTGCAACTTTGTATAACCAAGATTACAAATACGTTCCTCGCTCAGAACAAAATTGGGGATTTACACCAAATGGATCTAATGCACAGAATTATATCAATACTATAACTATCTATAGTATGCACCAAAAACGTTTTAGTTCATATACAATGTTCCGTCCGACTATTACGTCTTTTGCACACGGCCAACATACACAAGGTGAATATTTACCTTTAGAACACTCAATGACGTTTGTATATGAGGCTGTTCAATATCAATCTGGATCAGTTAGCTCTAGTACAGTCACTGGGTTTGATCTGTTACATTATGATAATACACCAAGTCCATTAACCAGTTTAGGTGGAGGCACTACCAGTATATTTGGCCAGGGTGGCCTAATACAAGGCACAAATGATGTAATATCTGATATTACTAACAATAATTTTGGGGCAGCGGCGATTTCAACCCTTAATATATCTAATAATTTTAGTAACCAAAATTTATCAACCATTGCTACAGCCGAACTTACTGCTACTGCACAAAATATACTTCGTGGGCAGAATACACAAAGTACTATATTTGTTCCAACTGCATCTAGTGTACAAAATGGATTAGCTACTGCGGTAAACCCTAGTCCGAGTTTTACACCAAGCAGAGGCGGCATTAACAATATGAACACGCAGAACGAACAAGTGCCTAGTAC